TGGAGTTAACCAATCTCCGTCATTAGGCCATATAACACACCATTTAGGTTCAACATCTGATTGAAATGAAAATGAATGAGATAAATTTAATTCACTTATCTCAAATCTTTTTATAAGATTTCTATCCTTATCTTCAAAACCAAAAAATACAAAATTATACTTAGATTTCGATGATAAAATTTTCTTATCTACATTTATGTTAAGTGTATAATCCATTAAGTTTTACGAATAATAACTTCTATTTGATATTCTGGAGTTGGGTGAATAGGCCATTTGGTTTTCCGGTTATCAACTTCAGAGTTTTCACATATATTATATTCTAAAACTTCATAGTTATAGGTTGAAAAAGCACTTTCTATTAAATTTTTTAAATTAATAGTAAATGGCAATCTTTCTTCAGAGTCATGTATAAAAAACTTATGATCACCGTTGCCTTCCGAAGGTAATTCAGATTTTCTTTCATATAAATCTGCATGTGGTACGGTAAAAATAAGTAACCCTCCTTTTTTTACCAAACGAAACCAGTTTTTAAGCCCCAAATAACAATTAGCTATGTGCTCTAATACATGAGAAGCGTGCACTAAATCATATTTTTCTGATTCTAATTCCATACAATATGTTGCATCGATATTTGTGTTTTTCCAATGATGTTGATCGTAATGTTCGGCCCAATCTACTAAAGGATCTTCAGTACCACCGATTTCTAAAGCAGTGTTAATATTCTTTAAATACTTTTCAAAAAAATTATTATCTAATCTTCTAGAAGAACTGTTAAGTACTTCACCTCCTTGAGAATTATACCACTTACCTTGATCATTATATGGCATATAATAAATTATTCAGATATTAATTTTTATCAATTTTATCATACATAATGATCTATAAAATTAGATATTTCAGAAAACTTATAATTTTCGCCATTTTTACTAATAAATGCATTATGTCTTGTATATTGGCAATTACCAACCCACGTATCTGTTTCTTGTATACAATTTTGCTTAATTGATTCTGCTATTGAGTATGGAAAAGATTGATTACCTATAAAAAGTTTTGCACCCGCTATAACTTGCATTAATTTTTTATAAGTGGGTGTATTTTTATATTTTACATAACCGAAATTTTTAACAAAGTCTTCATATTCTTTGTTACTACCTACAAATATAATTTTATCACCATATTTTTTTACTATTTCACTCCAAGGAAATTTATCATTTCTATACCTAAATGTCCTGTTAATGATAATTGGGTAATCTATAATTTTTAACAAACTTTTAGGATAATAAAATTGATTTATATATGTATAATTTAAATCATACAATCTTTCATAATGTTCCGTTAACAGTCTACTTCTTAATATATCTACTTCTTCTTGACTAAATTCACCGCTACCCCATTTGATAAAATCTATTCTAGAATCATTTAAATCATAATCAATATCTGAAGGTTTTTTAGGAGCATGACCTACATAAGTAATATAATCTTGATCAGATAAAAGTTCTTTTAACATAAGAGCTTTTTCTTCAGTCATAATATCACGTATTTCCATTTTATCGTAATCAGAGGTTAATATTAAACAACCCCCTCCTAATGCTTTAATAACAGGTAACGAATAAATTATATCTCCTAAATCCCCACTATGATGAAATTTATTTTTATAATGATATCTACAATAATTTGGTAAATTTTGAGATGTAAAAGAATGAAATCCAAATTGGTTGTTATATATACCGGACTCTACACTAAACTTATTTTTTATTTCATCTGGAGCAAAAACTATTTCACGTTTTTGAAATTCTTCTATATTTTCTTCTATTAGTTCGTCCTCATTTTTTTCAATTAATTTATCGTTAAATATTTCAGAGGATACTTTTAAAAATTTTTTACTTCGTAATGAAAAACCACCATTACCAGAAATTGTATTTTTTAACCACCACCATTCAGCACCTATAAAATCATAATCATAAAAGTTATGATCAAAACTATTAAAATTACAAATAAAACCATCCCACTGACTAATTAAACAAAATTCAGTGTCGATATAGTTGTGTAAATTTTTAAGAACAAAATCAGAATAATCATTTAAACTGTTAATTGGTTTAATTTTAAATCTTTTAGAATTTATAACAATTATTTTTTCAATACCCAATTTTTTATAATACAAAATTAATTGAGATACTTCTTTTTCATTATTTTCATCAATAATAACACAAGTTACTAATTTATTGAATATAGATAATTTTCTTCTACTAGGAGGAGGTATATCTACTGTTGTATCAGTTTTAAGATCTTTAACATCGACAAAAACTTTTTCTTTCCAGTGATTTTTAAAAGGCCATAAAATTAATTTGTCTGGTTTAGAAGTAGAATTAAATTTCCATTTTAATTCATTTGATTTACCAGTAACATCATTTCTATAAATCAAATCACCATTTTGTGATTCGAATCCTGTAAAAAGAAATTCGTAATCATAATCAAAATTTTTAGGTAATTTATAGCTATAACTATATGTTTTATTCAACATCGATGTTGCGGGTTAATTTTTTCTTCTCAAAACCGTACGGTAGTTCAAAGTCCTGTAAATCGGTTAAATTAAGAAAATTATTAATACAACTACACATTGCATTTCCTTCTACACGAACCTTACCGGGTTTAACAATAACAGGTGTAATATTATGATCTTTAAACCCAAGTTGTTCCACATATGTAAATTTTTTAGCCTCTTCTATTTGAGTTTGACCATCAGGTAATTCTAAATCATCATACGAAACATTACCGTTTGAATCATATGGTAATGTTTCAAACTCGCTCATATCTTGATACACATAAATTATATCAAACTTATCGTTATTATATTGATTCTTTAATATATCAGAAACTTCAATAAGTTTTTGTATATCATGCTCAATTGGATTTAAATCTCTCTGCCTGTCATTATTACCTTCAGCTTTAGACCAATACCAAACATACTTATGTCTATATAACAACAATCTCCGTTCGTTCTCTTTGAGCAATTTAACCAATCTGTTACTTCTTCTTGAGTAAATCTTATTAGTTTCTTCGTGGTTAATTCTATTAGATTCATTACCATTTTCATCTGGGTAATAAATTACATGAGCAAAATCTACACCGGAATCTGGATAAAAATTGGAAAATTCGTTTTTAAATATATTAGGTAAAACATCAATGTCAGTAATTTGCCAATCAAAAGGAAAAGAAGATTTTCTCATGTAATTTAAAGCTTGACCTACACAACATCGGTGACCTAAGCTAACATAATAATCAAATTCTTTATCAAAAATAGAATTTGTAGGTGCTTTAAAAAAATTAGGAACGTTCCAATCTGACATAATATAATTTAATTAAGATATAGAAGATATATAGTCTTCTTTAGATAAAAGATCATCTAATTCGGATTCATTATCTATTTTTAATTTTAAAAACCAACCTTCATCTTCTGCATTACTATTTACCAAAGAAGGGTCATCTAAAATAGTTTCATTAACTTCTAAAACTTCCCCCGATACGGGGCTGTAAACATCACTTGCTGATTTAACAGATTCAACAATACCAAAAGATTGACCTTGTTGTAAATTATCACCCACAGAAGGTAGTTCAATAAAACATAACTCAGTAAGTTCTTGTTGAGCATGATCACTTATACCAATTGTTGCAATACCGTTTTCTAATTTTACCCATTCATGAGATTTCTGAAATTTCATATCACACCTTAAGAGCCATATCCCACAACAACAAATGTAATCTTGGACTAAAGTTAAAATGATATTCTTTTGCTAATTCAGCTACTTCAGCGGCAACTTGAATATGTTCTTCACGACTACCAGCACATGGCATTAACCAAACTCGTCCCGTTGGTATATCAAACTTATCCACATACTCAGTCATAATTTCATCCATATCACGACGACTTTGAACAACAAACTTAAACCCTGAATTATGCATAGTATGCCAATCAAGTACTTCTTCAATATAACGTTTACCACGTGGGTCGCCATTTGATTTTAACTTAGGTGAAGTTGTAAATGTTGCTTGAAAGTCTGTAACCCATCTTTCTTCAGGATAAAGAGTTGCATTAGTTTCGAAATCAATACGTGGTACAAATCCCCACTCTTGATTTAAGTAATCAATAAACTTAAGAAGTTTAGCCTGCTGAATAAGAGGTTCACCACCAGTTAACTTAAGGATTGCACCGTTAAAAAGGTGTTCTTTATAACCTTCATCTTCCATCATATTCTTAATATGATAAAAAGACATTTTATTCTTTATACTCCACGAAATATAACTATCACAACCATACGGTGCATCTTCAGACTTAAATCCAATACAGGTAAGATTACACATCGACATTCTCATAAATACCGATGGCATCCCTACAAACTCTCCTTCACCTTCTATAGTGTAAAATACCTTATCATCACTAAGAAAAATAGTCTCATCCTTAAGTTCGGTCATATGATTATTATATGCTAGGACTAGTAACATTCAAGCATAAATATGTTTATATGGCTAGAAAAAACTCGCGGTTGACCGCAATTTTCGAACCGGAATCATTAGAAACTAATGATTATGAACAAAACAATTGGGAATTAAATTTCAATATTAAAAGTAAATTTAAATTTTCAGAAAAACATCAAAGGTTTGTAAAAACTTTAATAGATGAGAAAACTAAAATGGTATTTGCAGATGGGTTTGCAGGTACCGCTAAAACGTATTTATCGGTTTATGGAGCATTAAGTTTACTTGAATCGAAAAAGGTGGATGAAATAATCTATCTAAGAAGTGTGGTTGAATCAGCTACACAAAAGATAGGTCATTTACCTGGTGAATTAGAACAAAAATTCCAACCTTATTCCTTACCTTTAATTGATAAGTTAGATGAATTAGTAAGCAAAACTACTTCAGATAAATTAGTTAAACAAGGTTATATAAAATGTTTACCTGTTAATTTTACAAGAGGTTTAACATTTCATAATTCAATAGTAATTATTGATGAAGCTCAAAATTTAACAAGGCAAGAACTAGTTACATTGTTAACTAGGTTCGGGGAAAATAGCAAATACGTTATTATTGGAGATACAAATCAAAGTGATATTAATGGTAAATCAGGTTTTAAACCTATTATTAAAGCATTTGATTCCGATACTAGTGAAGTAAATGGTATACATACATTTAAATTTTATAAAAATGAAATTGTAAGAAGTCAAATACTAAAACATATTGTTCATGTATTAGAGTCAGTTTGATCTTTTTCAAGCTCAAGTAACTCTTTAATAGCCTCTTCAGGCGATATAGTTTTTACATCATTCTGAAGAGGCTTTTTTTCACCTGGCTCGGGTTTTGATATTTCCGACATTTTAGCAAAAATATCACTCTCTAATTTATTAATAGATGGATCTCTTTCAATGTCCATTATCTCATACCATCACCATTTTTAGCGTCCCATGATGTACCAGCAAATGCATTACCAATACCACCTGAAACTTTATTACCCACTGGTGCTGGAATTGACCCATCCGGGTTAACAGGTAAACCTTCTTTAGTTGTCTGTTGTACTGGTTCTGGTTCTTTTACAGCTTCCGGTTCTGGTTTAATAATAGTGGGTGTAACATCTGGCGTTACCGGTTCGAAAACGTCTTTATTTTCTTCTTTAAAGATCATTGATTGTACTTGTTTATTAGTATATGTAGCACTATTGCTCTCATGTTCCCATACTTCGACCTTTTCTACATTACATCTATCATTAGTCATTGCTGAGACATAAATGTCCGCAATATCAAAACATTTCTTAGCAAACATTTCAATACCAACTCCATCATCGATACGAAGATCAATAACACCCTTTCTGTTCAGATCGTTAAAATCATCTAGAAAAGGATCATTCTTTGAGATAATAGTAGTGTGATCAAAATGTTGTTGAAGTTTATCTTTAAGACCTTTTAGACCACCAAAATCTACAACCCAGTTATTTTCATCAAGTTCATTACAACCGAACCAAAATTTAGCAGTTAATCTGTAACCGTGAAGAAACCTACAATGAGATTTGGCTTGTGGTTGACGAAATGCGCAACTACCAAGCTCAATAATTTTAGTACTTTCAAAATTAGCCATACCTTATTATAGTTATGTATCTGATACAATCAACTATAAAAGTGTATCTAATGTTCTCTGCATTTTATTGCTACCGTAAGTGTTTTTATCACCCTTTAATTGTTGAAAACCTTTTTTAGCTTTTGATTCTTCTGATTCACTCTTTTTCTTTTTAAATGGTCTTGGGCATGCAGTACCTTTTACATGAGTGTGACCACATCTTCCACAGTATGTAGCTTTTTTAGCTTCAAGTAATTTAGCAATATCACTATTAATATACTTGGAAGCAATTTCATTCATTTTCCTTGATTTATTTTCAGAAATTTTATCAGCTTGTTTCTTCATCTGCTTTCTATACTTCGGGTCATTCTTCCATTTTTTTGAAACCTTGCCTCTTTTTTTAGCTTTATTAATATTATCCCAAAGACCTTCTTCTAAAATTTTATTTGTTTTACCCTGCATGTTTTAAAACTTTCTTATAAAGATTCATTATATCGTTATCAGATAAACCACCTTGTTTTAAGTATTGTTCTATATCATTAATATTATCAGTGTTTTTAATCTGTTCTAATTCTTTATTATCTAACTGATTAGATAATTTTTTAGCAATAAAGCTTTTAAACATCTTTATTGCATTAGGTTTACTTGGAGTAATTACAGGTTCTTTTATATTAAAAATACCTGGCATAGAACCACCGGGCATTAATATTTTCAACATAGGTGGTATACCACCCGCCATTGGACCCCCGCAAGCTTCATTGTTTAACTCGTGTAAAATAAACCCCTCGTAACTTTCACTTTCTTCAAAGCCTCTATTAAGAGTAGGATCTACTTTGAACCTAATATATCTTAACCCTTTGCTTTTTAAGCATTCGGTTAATATAGTGTCAAAGTCTTTCATATTAATATTTAATCAGACTGATAATTGATTACGTCTAATAGAGTTGTATAAAAGGGTTTAGAACATTCTTGATGAAAACACGGTTCATTTTCCCTACCATGATTCCAATTATCAAACCAAAATAGGTTGTATTTATGTTCAAAAGCTAAAATACTATAGTAAGGTTCTTCAGTAAAAGGTAATATGTTATGGTCGTTAGTAAATTCATTAAACAATTCGTCGTACTTAGGGATAAGTACGTTATCTAAGATGTCAAATGAACCTCCGAAAAATGTACCTACAGTCCAAGCAGGGTAATCTAAATAAAATGGATCTACATCAAAACCCTTAACACCTTTGAGGTCAAAAACTAGTTTATCAGGATCATCGTAATGTTTACCTAAAATAGGCCAATTCATTACTTTAGATATTATCTTATTAGTTCTTTTACCGTATCGTTCCCAATCATATTCAGCTAATCTGTCATTTTGTTGATTTTGAGTAATAAAAAACCATTCTTTATCATTAAAAATTCTTTTTACACCATCGGTAATTTTTTCATTAAAAATGTTATTTTTATTTTCTGGCCAATAATGCGAATCAGGGTACTTATTTTCATGTTCGTGGGGGTATACGTATTCAGCGCCACCTAAAGATAAAGGTACTTTACACCATTCAGTCACACCGGCATCGATCCAAAAAACTTTATCGCACCCCCATTCGTTATCCCGTGCCATACTACACCACTTTAACTTCCAATGACATAATAGTTCGTTTCTAGGTGCATACATCCAATAGTCTTTTTTACCAGCGTGCTCTCTATGAAACCATACAAAATTATTTTTAGTTTCTAAAATCTCATAAGATCTGGGGTAATCAAAAAGATTACACCCTATAACTTTAAATTCTTTAAAAAAAGGTTTTATTAATTCTTCTAATCTTTTAACTTCATGTGGCCAACAATACAAATGCATTGGCATGTTAAGTTTAGATAAATTTTTAAGAGATGAAACATAAAGACCTTCATCATTATCCTTACCTCCTACCAACCAATCAGATCTTGAATGGTAAACACATGTTACTAAAATCGGTTTCATATCATATTATATTTTAAAAATTCAAAATCTTCGTGATATATTTCATTAATCTTTTGAATACAATTTTTACTTAAGTCTTTTATATAGTTAGAAGAACTTTTTCCGGTTCGTGAAGGGTTATGGTGTGGTAAATCCCCGGAAAAACTAAAATCTTTAGCCATTTTAGAAAATTCTTCATTTAAATTTTCAAATCTTAACACATAATCATAATCAACGTTTTCAAAATAACGTTTTTGCGGAATAGTATGATCAGACCATTCTAAAGGAATTCTATCTATAAAAGATTCTAAATTTGATAAATCATAAACAGTTTCTCTATAAAAATATTCCGATATAATTTTTGTATATGGATTTCTAACTATAGTAAATTTTTTACAATTATTATATTCATTGTTATATCGTTCAGCTACCATAGGGGGTGTATAATGTTGAGGAGCAAAAACAATATCACCAATTTTTTCTTCTGTCCAGGAATAGCATATATCTGAATTATGTTGAAAATTATCTAAACCAAACTTTCTTTCAATAGACGAACCACCTGTTTTGGGTATGTGAATAAAAAGTAAATTGTGATCAAATATAAATGGCATTACATTTATTTACTCAGTTGAAACTAAAAGTAAATGTTATAATATTAGTCATATGACTGATGATCAAAGAGTAAAAGAATTTGTATTACCTACTGCTAATAGTTCAGTAGCATTGACAGAAGACCAACAAGGCATTGTTATTGAAAATGCTGCAAAAGCATATGAAGCATTTCTAGATGCACTTGGTTTTGATTGGCGTAAAGACCCTAATAGTGATAATACACCGCATCGTGTGGCTAAGTCTTTCGTTAAAGATCTTATTGCAGGTTGTTATAATGGACCTCCAAAAGTTACTTCGTTTCCATCTGATGGTTACGATGGTATAGTTGCTCAGACTAATATTCCCGTTAAAAGTCTCTGCAGTCATCATCATCTTGCGTTTACAGGTAAAGCGCATGTTGCATACATACCTTCACTTGAAGGTAGGGTTATTGGTCTGAGTAAACTAAATCGTATTGTTGAGTATTATGCTCGTCGTCCTCAAATTCAAGAAGGTATGACAATGCAAATTCATCAAGCTATTGATAAAGTTTGTGAATTGAATAAAGGTGTTGCAGTAGTTATTAAAGCTACCCATACTTGTGCTTGTCTTAGAGGAGTTAAGCATGATGGTTGTTCAATGGTTACCTCTAAACTATCAAAAGACTTTATGGACGATGTTAAGACTCGTAAAGAGTTCTACGATTTTATTCGTATGGCTGAGTCTTGAAATATAACCCACGTTTATAAATATTAGCGTGGGTAAAAAAAGTAATGATGATTTAGGCTTTGAAAAAGCTATTTTAAGAGTTTGTAGCCTAAGAGAAAAAAATCTCTTAGGCCCTGCAACCAAAGCAGCTGAAGATCCTGAAACCGGTATTGTTATAAAACAAAAACCGGCTTTTTTTGTCATTAAGGATTGTGCTAATATTGCTAAAAGATATATGTTTCTTTTGTGCTACGGTTCTTTAACTGACCCAATTAGTCAATTAAAAGGTAAAGTTAGTGTTGAAGATATTGAAGACTTTGTAGGAAGAAGTCGCAATAAAGCTAACTACGAAACAGCTCAACTTCTTAACTTAGTATTTGCAGACATCAATAGTTATATACCCGGTTTAAGAGAATCAGGAGCAGATGAACTAGATATTAGCTTTGATACTATTGACGAAGAAAATGTATACGGTGATTACGAAGATTTAGGAAACGAACGTATCAAAGAAATGGAAAATCGGATGGAAATTGAAAAACAAAAAATTGATCTTAATAACGATCAAGCTGTTGTTGATAAACTAGTCGAAGTGTTTGTATTAGATGACTAATATTCAATATAGTTTAATAAACTCTTTTTCCCAGCTTTACCTCTAAGCATTAAATTAAAAGCTATAGTGACTCTATATTGTTCACCTGGATGTTTAGTTACTGAATGTCTTAACCAACTTGGAAAAAGTACTAATGTTCCAGAAGTAAGTTGGGGCATTACATTAGTAGTATAATATTTAGAACCACCTTCTTTAGCAGTTGGATGCATAACGAAATTTTGCATAATAGGATTCATAAAACAAGTCCTACCAGGTGAAGGAATATTATTTGCAAAATTTTTGTCCATAATATCGTCTTTTAAAACGTATATACCACTTAAAAAACTATTAGGGTGAAAATGTTCGCCATTCTCTCCATACTTACTATAAATGTTATACCACATCATAGTAATTTCAAAATTTTCGACATCTATATTAGTGTTATCGCAATAAGTGTAAGCACAATCAAAAATTTCATCTACTAAAAAATTAAATTTTTCATTTTTATAAATGTCATCTTTAGATTGGTAAGTATTAATGTCATTAGTTTTGCAAAATGAAATAACATTATCTGCAGCTTTTTTATCTTTACATACAGTTTTCATTTCACTTAATATAACATCAAGTGTTTGTTTTGTTGTGTCAGGGGAAATCGTAAAGAAATTTATAGGTACGGGAAAAAAATCTATTAATTCATTATGATGTGGCACTCACTTATTATAGATTATTCCTCTTCTTTATCAACGTCAATAAGTTTATCAATTTTTGATACAAAATCTTTACCTACAAGAACCGGGTATTCGTTTTCAGATCTATCAGCTATAGAAAAAGGTACATCTTTATATTTTTTACCGTCAAACATTATATCAAACAAAACTACCGGTCTTTCTTCTTTATTACCAGATCCGATATGTATTATTACTTTATCTACAACTTGTTTTTTTAATTTTTTATCATTAACTGTTTTTACAATAATATTATTACCACGTTTGCTTATAATATCACCGTGTAACACATTATAAGCTCCGTTACCAGAATCTACTTTAGCATGAATTTCACCGATATCTTGTATTTCAATAGGTTCAACCAAACCTATTACATCATTATCAGCTATTTCATTTAAAAAATAGTTTCTATATATATTATTAAAACTTCTATTCATCTGATTTTCTAGATTCAAGAATATTCTTTCTTTCATCTCTTGCTAATTTTACTAAGTCAGCTAAGGCTTTACGAGCTCTAGTAGATGCTGATTTATTATTTTTTTCAGTAAATAAATCAATATTTTTTACGTAATTTGCAACTAACTCTAAGATTTCTTGTTTTTTTGATTCAGCCATAACTATAATTATTGTGTTCTTAATATTTATCTACATACGTTGATTATTATAGAAAATATTAAATAATAGTTACATGAAGAAAACCTTATTTTCTCTCATTTTGTTGGCTGCCCTTACTATTAACGGTAATGCGCAGGTTAAAGTAGACGCTGGTTATACCTCTGATTTTACAATCTTAGGTACTGCAAGAGCTAAAGATTCGGCATATTTCGGTATTACCGGGGTAAAGGAAATTAAAGAAGGTTTGCATGGTTATGCATTCAATTATTTCGTCCCTGGCAATACTTGGTCTGGAGCTGATAATAATATCCTTGATGCATCTCAAAATCATGCAGGGGTTGGATTAGTTTATGAAGTCGATTCTATTGCAGGTAAATCTTTGGGTAATTACGCTTTTACGCTTGATACCCAAGCTGTTTATCACTTGGTTAATGGTGCTCTTGGAGATTCATTTCAGTATAGCGTAGGTGGTACATTTAGTAAATTGCCTGTATTGGGTCAAGTTGCTGATTTAACACTTGCATATGTTGATGATGTTGATCTTGATTTGAACGGTGTTCAAGTCGAATTAAGCAGAAGTTACAGTGTGATCGATAACGTAAGTATTACACCTAAAGTTGGGGCATATTTCATTGACGACAATGAATCTTTGTATGCTGGTGCAAGAGTTTCGTATGACAAGTACGCTATTAAACCTTATGCCGGTGTTCGTTATATGGATAATGACTTTGGTGGTATTTTAGCAGTTGAGGACGACGTTCAATGGACATTGGGCGCTAAACTTAGTTTCTAAAATATTGTTGGTTTAAGACCCGCTTCGGCGGGTCTTTTTTTTACATAAAGCTTTTAATTTGCTTCTTATACTTTTCTATATCTTTTTTAGCTTCTTTAAATTTTTCAAACAATTTTTCGTTTCTAGGAAACTTCATAATAGTACCACACGTTGGGCATGCTGCAGCGGGATTTTCAACAATAAAATCGATAGTTAATTGCAATCTTGTTCCACAAACTGGACAAGGTAAACCTGTACCTATCATAAATTTAACGTTTGAAGAAGATGGTCATTAATTCTCTGTAAAGCTTCAGGTGAATCTGATTGCTTAAATGATATCTTTATATGAGCAAACTCATCTGGGTTATCATCTTTAGGTTTCTTTACATCAACAAGTACTTCACAATCACAGTCTTTATCTTTTGGTAATTCATAATCAAAAAGTCTGGCCTTGAATTCCATTTCAAGACCATCTATAGTTAATGTTTGATGATTAACTAAAGTAAAAGCTGGTACTTGACATTTTTTACCATCAAGTACCAGCTCAACTGTTTTCGGGGTACCATCCTCGTTAAAATAATCACTTAAACGTTTTAAATGATGTTTCTCTAATACTTCAGTCGACCTTACTATCGACGACTTAATAGTCTTTATTAGAGTTTGTAACGAGATAACGTTCATCACCATAATTTAAGGTGACTTACCGCGATAATCAACTATGACGATGATCCACCGCCTGAACTACTTGACCCGCCAGGGTTAACAATTGCAGGTTCGATCATTGTTACCAATGCATCGGAAAGTTTTAACATACCTTCTGTTGGTGGTAATTGCTCTGCATGAACTTTAACATCATACTTAGCAGAGTTATCAGTTTTACGAGTATTTTCACTATGAGTAGCAACTTTACCTGACATACTTGCACTTACTTTAAGACCCCACCAAGAACTATAACTAGCTTTAGCGCTCACATCAGTTTCGGTGTCTCTTGAGTCTGTATGAGCAGATTGCTCATCAACTTGCATAGTAAATTCAATATCAGCAGTAGTTACAGCTAATGCAGGGAGAGGAATAAGAGGTAAAAGAGGTACTTTGCTCTTTAAAGTTTGTAATTGAGGCTCGGGTTGACCTTCAACTTCAACGTAACGGTTAATTTCTACGTCAATGTTATTGGGTGTCTTTTTACCATCTTTATCCGTGGTAAATCCGATTTCATTAATGTACTGCCAAGTAACATCATTAAGTTTTGCTTGTCCCTTTGAAATACCAACTAAAGGCGATACGATAAGTTCTTCAATTGGTAAACCTCTAAATTTATCTGCGATACTCATATCAAAAGTATTTATAGCTTACCGAGATAATTTTATGCGTCTTCAAGCCAGTTAGCAGCGGCAAAATATAAACCAGATCCCGCACCGGATTTTAATGGTGTAACAAATATATGATATTCATCTGAAGTACCTTGAATATCGTGACCAAATGTAACAAAACTTTCTTTTAATGTAGCTAAATCAGCAGCATTATCTTTTGATACAAATACTGTTGATAGTACTTGACCACCACTAATATATTGAAACCCTGATCCTCCAACCCCCACAGCTACAGCAGAATCTTGAATTGATTGTAGAGTGAAAGTACCGGTATATGAAGGGTTTCTTATAATTCTAATTCTTGTATCTATATTAGAGTCGGTGTTAATAACACTAAAATCTTGAGGTGTAACAACAGCATTTTGTCTTGTGGCAGATAATGTTAACATTAAAATAGAACATTCGGTTTTAACGGGGATAGAAATTTCTACATTTGATGTATCTAATGCTGTATCAAAAGAACGTAACGAACCTTGTTTACTTACACCGCCTTCAGAATTTACATTAGCACATATGTGTAATAATTGACCAGCTGTAGCGCCATTTTGTCTTATTTCTGCTCTAATAGGTAAATTGGGGTTTTGTATAAAAGTAGATGCAATTACATTAGCATTAAGTACTTCATGACAATAAATTGTTTGACCTTTTTCATTAAATCCAAATCTTATTCTACCGGATCCCAACCATTCAAAGTCAATAGTAAATATCTGAACCTTTGACATGTCAAGGGTTAAACCACTTGGACCGTTACCATCTAACTTATCCAAATTCCACGAACTTTGCGGTATAGATATAGATGGTGCATTACCAAAAGCATTTTGAACATTTACAGAAAGAACATTATCGTTCATTCTAAAAAATACACCATTATATTGATCATAATCAGCAGATGTATTTGATTTAAATGCACCGTAACACATATCTAAATCATCACCCCCACTTAAAATACCGGTCATTAAAAACTGTTGCGACTTACCTGGTTGGTAACTAAAACTTTGAAACGTTTGCCTTATTGCATAATCACCGGAATTTAATGTATATAACACTGTTCCGGTATCACCAAAACTATGTCTACATCCAGCTGTACCGTTACCTAATTCATCATAAACAAAATCTCTTTTACTATATAATTGTTTTGCAGAAAATATTGCAGTAGGATTACTTACTCTTAATCTACCAAAAGCATCTATAGAACTGTTATCACCAAAAGGTAGTGAGTTTGTTTGAGCTTGACCTATATCATATGTAAGTATTGCAGTTTTAGGAAAAACTTGAGTTTTGCTAGTAACGGGATTAGTTGAATCCCAAACAGCAGTTACGGGTGGAAAATTTGTATCGTTTAAAATTTCAACAAATTTTTGATATTCATAGGTTTGATAACCACCATTTAAAACAGTTCTAAGTGACATATTATTTCTTCTTTAAATTTACTTTTTTCTTTTGATTTGTTTTACCCTTATTAACCATCTTTTTTGTTTCTTTATCTTGTTGCTTGGTTCTTTTAACATTCTCTCTCGGAAACGTATCTAATGGGTAATCTTCTAACAACTTTTCAATTTTTTTATTAAATGTTCTCATATTGTTTTTGTTCACGGGTCTCTTGGTTCTGTAGGTTTTCGTGATTCTAACGGTTTTCTTTTTGGTACACCATTAACTGGAAGTGGTCTGCTAGGTGGTGTGGGTCTAGATATTTTAGGTGGCGAATAATCTTTTCTTTTTTCTCTTTTTCTATAATGGTGGTGATCGTGATCATCATAAACATAAACGGTTCTTGTATGGTGAGTATGATGGTGGTGTATATGCCCACCACAACAGTAATCGGATTCTACTACCTCCCAACCGGAGCATCCGACTAATAATAAAAATAATAATAAAATACAATTTTTCATTTTTGGTTTATTATTTTTAATGAACGTTCTTTCCATATATTTAATAAATCAACATTTGTATAATCTAAACATCTATTATAAAATTTTTTACATCTATCGTCTCCGTCTACCATACTTACATAACCTTGTGTAATACCACTATAATGTTCCCACCATATATCTTCATTATCTAATAGTAAAATATCATTTTTATCAATCTTATCTACAATTTGAGTGGAAATTAAATTAAAATGATCATAATCTTGTTCATCAACATCGATAACTTCAAATTTATTATCTATGTAAGTTATTTTTTTATTGTATTCAATATTTGCCTGTTGTTTAATATTATTACCAAAAGCAGAAAAAGTTTTATATTTTAAATCACTTAATAATTCTTTTTTACATAACCAAAAACAAGGCCAAAATCTTTCTCTCCACACAGACATGAATTTAAATGGTTTTTTGTTTATAATATCTAAAGCTTTATCCCAATCTAAAGCCATATCAGGTTCTAGAGAAAGAATATAATCACCGGTAGATTGATTTAAAAAATCCTGCATGCATGAATCTCTCCAATCAGAACACAAACTATTGTCTTGATGATGATGTCTTGTAATAAATTTACATTTATCTTTTAAATCGGATTTTATAAATTCAGTATACGGGGTTTCTGCAGAACAAACTAAATCATCGGGATAAGTTTCATTATTATATGTAAAAATATAATATATTGAATTAAAAAAGTTGTGATATTTGTGAATAAAGTCCCTTATTAAAGGGCTATCCAAAATAGTCACAGATATAATTACAACATCAATTTTTTTATGCATATTACCAGTTCTTACAGCTTAGATATCTTGCTGTACCTGGCTTCGCAGAAGAACACTTATGTCTTGCTCTAAAACTTTTACGTCTTTTAGGATTACTCTTTTTAATACGTCTCTTTGGATCTCCGTAATGTATCCTTTTGTATCCCTTACCGGAAGGGTTCTTTACACACTTCATATACTTCTTACTTGCAAGGTAAGAGCTAGCTTGTTTTGTGGTTTTTGTGCATCTAGATCCTTTTTTCTCTAAAATATCACTCAACTCAAAATCTTCTTCCATTAATTTTAAAAGAGAGTCAAAATCCATACAAGTATTTATAAATATATGTATGAATAAAGACGAAAAGAGTTTAACTGAACTCTATGAAGCAACTTTATCACCTTTGAATGGTGTGGGACTTGGTCCTCATGCTCAAGATTCTGCTGGTGGATTAGGTAGCCCAACTTTAACAAAAATTGAAGTAGAAGATGAAGAAAGAGAGCAGATTGACGACCATGAAGTTGATATGGCTAAGTCTGAACTTTATAAGTTAGCTGAATATGCTCCCAAATTACTCGATCTAATTAAGAATTATGATGAATTAGAAGGTTGGGTTCAAGCTAAACTTACAAAAGCTAGTGATTATGTTTCTGATATATATCATTATCTAAAATACGAAGAAGAAGCTAAAGTACATAGTCATCAAGTAGACGAACCTTCTCCTTGCGAAGTAGCACAAGCTGAAGAACCAGGTGTTGAAGTAGAAGTTGTCGCAGACGACGATAATAATCAAGCTATTAATGATGAAGTTATCAAAGCTTTAATGAATAGATTTTAAAAACAATAATTAAATCTATCTAATTCTTCTTTACATCGTTTAGAAATAATATCAATACCCTGCTGATCGTACATATCTTTATAGTCAGCAGGGTATTCTAAGTCAAATATATTACCTTCCCTACCACCTTTACTAGTAAACTCTTTTGTTGAATTTGTTTTCATTAATTCAACTTTATTATATTCAAATTTATCTAATAGAATATTAAAACTATGATCCAATTCTTCAAATTTAAACCATTCGTCATTCATAAAATTAGGATCTTGAAAAGTTACAGTTGATTGCGGTACATAAATATTTTCTAAGTAATTGTTAAAGCTTTTGTAATCTTCTTCACCTATAATATTTTTATCTAAATCTTTATGCATTTCTTTTGGCCATCTATGTCTGTTAATAACATGAAAATATAAACTAACAGCGTGACTAAAAGGGTTTCTAGTAAAACAAAATTTATAATAATTTTTTATCTTACTATACACATCAGGAAATCTATTAAGAAGTTCAGTGTATGACCCGTGCATACCCATAATTATTTTCCACTTATCTTCTTCTGTGGGTTCTCTCCCCAATAATGAACTCATTCGAGCTATAGTCATATGAAAAGAAGTACCACCGGTTTTCATTACATGATAAAACGCGGCTTTTTTAAGATCATTAACGTGCACTAAAAAATTTAATCAGAAGGAAGATTACTCAACTCACTATATACGTATTTTAATATCTCTTCGTTATTAGCTAATTCATTGGGTACAAAAGCTCTAAGATTTTCTAAACTTAAGTTATCGATAATATTTCTAAAGTTACTTGCACTAACTTCACCACCTTCGTCACTTACAACATCAGCAACTTGTACATCAACACTAACGCCTTCGGGTGTATGTTTATCTATATTATTATATCGTGCTTTATCGTCACCTTTACCACCGACACCAACTAAAATTTGATCACCTGGCGTTGCATAATCTTTTATAAAATCATAAACTTCACCAACTGCATTTTTAGCTGTAGAAACATTTACGTTGCGTAAACCTAATGCACTAATATAAGCTTTTAATATGTCAGCTGCTACTGTACCGGGTATATACTTACCATCTGGTGTATATCTTCTAGACTTAGGTGACGGTTCTGTAACGATGACATTTACTATTCCTTCAGGCCCGACCATTTCTTTAAATCTTTTTATTAATTCAACATGACCTTTATGAGGCGGTTTAAATGAACCGGGAAATAAAACTATTTTTCTAGTAATTTGCTCTTTTAAGAAATAGTCTTTAAACGTTAACATTAATAATATTTAATTATTATACCAATCTAAATACAGTTCTTTAAATTTTTGATTGAAAATATCATAAACATTAAGAACAAAATCATTAAACAATATATCTTTATTATAACTAGCTAATGCATCAGCATCTGCGCACTTTCCTAGTATTTCAAAGTTTATATCTAATGGTATATTATCTAAAAACTCTTGTAACTTTTCGTTAAACAAAATATCAAATATAAAAAATTCAACATTATAAAATTTTTGTAAAAGAGTAATAAAGAAATGATATTTAGCTTGTCTTTTAGATTTATTATAATCTGTAAATTCGTTTTCCATATATTCGTCTATAGATTGACGAATTAATAATTCTGTTTCTTTTTTATCAATTTTTACTTCGAAAAATCTAGGCTCTATTTTGCAAAGTTTACGGGTACCAAACATTGTAACATTATTTTTTTCAATAACACAGTCGTTAGCTCTAGTTATTTTAATACTAGGTGTTACATTTATACCAGCTTCAACATCTCTAATAGTATTGTATACTAACCCATCCATAGATACAAGAATACCTTTATGATCTAAAACTAAATTAGTTAAACTTTCATCACCATAATGTACGTCCTTTAATGAAAGAGTTTTACTCTCATTTAAAACTTCGAAAATAGTGGGTCTTATACTAGTATGCAAATTACCATAAAAAATTAAATTATAAGGATTAATTTCTCTTTTGTTTCGCTTTTCCCATTCTTTATCAAAAGTAGTATCTTTTAAATTATAAAGTTTAGAAAATGTTTCACATAAAAAACCTTGCTTACAAAAATTAAAATTTTTAAATCTCTTATAATTTTCGTCACCAGCTGGTACGTTATGGCCTATTGAATGATATGTAATATTAGGGATGGTGTCATACTCATAAAACCAATCCACAACATCATGGATTTCCTTATAATAAAAATTTTGTTCTTTTTGAATAAAAACTATAAATTTATCTAAAGGAAAATCTAAACTATATATAAATTTTTTAAATTCGGGGTAATAATTATTAACGTAAGCTTCAGGTATAATAATTTTTTTAGGTTTTAAATCAATAATTAATTGTTTAAGTTTATCAAAATTAATATTGTTGATTCTACCCCCCTGTGCTGGTGGTATATAACCGCCTATACTACACTCAAAAAGATAAGGACCAGAAGAAGTAAGTAATACTACAATATCGTAGTTAAAAATTGTACAATCTGCTCTAAAATAATCAATTGAGGGGTCAATCTCAACAAATGAAGACATATAGTTACTTAACTATTTTACCTTTAAATCCAGTACCACCAGGATCTTTACTACTTCTTGGATTTGTAAAATAAGATGAAAAGTCCATATGGCCATTACCCATATTAGCAGCTGGTGCGGATTGATCATCTTCGTCTGTTTTAATTGAACGATTAGAAGCTAATGCACCGCCCATACCAGATAAAATAAATTCACCGGTAATTTTAATTGAATTGGGGTTACCTAACCCATCTTTACCATAATCAATATGTGAAATAACTATACCTTCGTGTTTATCTGCATCACCATAATTATCGGTAGTATAATTTTTAAGCAATTCATTACCCAATTCTTTAGTTAAATGATATGTTAAAGCACCTGATATAGCCGTATCATAATCTTGTTCATCATATATTTGATTCAAAGGTACTTTATCAGAGTTTAATATATTAATATAATTTTCTTTACTTACTGCTCCAATAGATTTGCCTTGTTTATTTGTAATTCTATTAACCTTAGGTATGTGATTATAGCTGTTAATATAATCTCTTAACTTCATCTTTAAAACATTATCACCTAAGTTTATTGAAAAATCTTGATTAAGAACATTATCAAAATTAGGTTCACCTTTTTTAGTTGCGTATATACCCGTTTCAACATCAAACCCATATTTTTGTGCGATAGGTTTTACCTTTTCTCTTAAAGAATCTAAAGCTTTGTGGTCATAATCAACTGTACGTGAAACTGTTTTTTCTTTTCTTAATTTACCTTTTTCATCTTTAAAAACATTTGGTTTTAATTCAGATGGTCTTGTTACATTTCCTTTTCTATCTGTCTTTTCAAAAAACTGATTTATACCATGAAAAGCAATAATTTTATTTTCACCATAGTCAATAACATTTTCGGTACCTTCTATATATTCGGTGTTAATAAATTTTGAAGGATTGTCCCATAAATCTAAATCTTTAAGTTCCTCTTTAATAAGCGGAATAGATTCATTCATTATCTTTAATATAGTACCACCCTTACGAACCATACCATGAACTTCACCAGTTTGTGGATTAACAGGAAATCTAGTTGAAAGATCATTTATGGTAATACCTTTTACATCAATTTCTTTTTGAGAACCTCTATCTAATGCAAATTGTTTTTCATTACCTTCACCAATAACTTTTAAACTTAAATTAACACCGTCTAATTTAATAGTTGATTGACCTTCTTCTAATTTTTCATCTGCATCTTGAAATGTTCGAACCAGATCGATAAGATTTACAACTTTAGGTAAATCGAAAGGGTGCATCATATGACCAGCCGCACCACCTTCATTTACAACTCTTAAATATTTTTCGAAAATTAATGATTGTTCGTTCATACGTTTAATTTAATTGCTACACCTTTTGATCTTGAATCAATACTCAAACCAATACTTAATTTGTTTTCGTCAATTAATCTTTTTATTACATTAAAAGTATAAACAAAACGTTCTTTAACTGATTCGCCTTGAGGCATAAGTGGAAACCCATTCATTGTATTATCATTCATGAATAAAATAATTTTAAATTTTTCATGTTCTTTATACATTGAAATTTGTAAAGCACCGATAATAGCTCTTAAAAGATTATCGTCTCTTTTTCTAGCTAATGATCTCATTGTTTCTAAATCTAAAATTTGATCTAAACCTGCTTTAAAATCTTTTGTGTTAAATTTAGCTTCACTTGCTAATTCTAGAAAACCGGCAATAAGTTCATCTTTAGAAAAGCCCCATTCATTAAGAAAGAAATTTTTAATAACCGGGTCAGTTGTAGACGATTCATTATCTTTTCCAGTTACTACTTTATTCTCATTTGCATTAATGTAATCTCTTAATGAGTTAAAATATTTCGAAACTCGATTTATTACAGCATTGTAAGAAGTTTTGTTAACTACTTTAGGTAAAATTCTAACTAAATCGTTTTTAAGCTGAAATTCTAAATCATTAGCATCTTTAAGTTTAACATCACTATCGTTATCGATTTCTTCAATAAATTCAGAAACTTCTTTAATACTATCAGAAGTACCTTGTTCAAATTTATCATCAATAGTTTGTATAACTTTATCTAAGTATCTAGATAATTCATTTCTATTTTTTGCTAATGTTTTATATTTGTCTCTAATTTCACTACCAGTAAATACGTCTTGACCTTTTAAATCTTTTAACATCTTAGGTAATGTTTTCATAGCAGCGAATGCATTACCAGTTTTACCAGGTCTACCACTTAACCCTTTTAATTCAACGTCACCAAATCCCGGGAAATATAAATCACCTACATCACCTTTTACGGCATTAGAAAACATTGTTATTGCAATTTCACCTTTACCCACACCAACATTATTCAAAGTAGGGTTAATTAAGCAAATATCTTGAATGGTCTCGTGAGGGTTTGAAAAAACCGCTTTTACTGCATCTTCTAACGGGTCTATAATACTAAATGTTTCTTCGTTTTCAGCAGCTTGTAACATTGTATCTAAAAACAATGTTTTGTTTTTCTTTTGTGATGCAAATTCTTTAAGTTCTGCATTCCTTACATCAGAAGTACTTTCAACAGCTTCATTTACTGGTCCTAAAATCTTCTGAATATATTCTTTTTCACTAGTACCTTTCCAATCACATTTAACAAGAATATCGTTAAGAATTTTTACAGTTCCTTCACTACTGTTTAATATTTTTCTTTTTAATTTTGCAGCAGTATCGTCATCGATAGCTCCAATAACTTTAGGTTGATTATCCTCATCTGTTTGAAAGTAAACTTGTACGCGTTCTCGTACTAAAGGTTCAAGTTTTTTACCTATAGTGTTTTCAGAATAAACATCGAGTAGTGATTTATATTTGCTCATATTAATAATCTATATCAGGATCGTCAGAGTATGTATTAATGAAATTTTTCATTGCCATTAATTTTTCTCTTCCGTTATCCTCATTTATTTCGTCATCTAAAATAGTTGAAGGAATGGTTCCTTCTGTTGGCTCTAAAACTAAAGCTTTACGAATTAGTCTTATAAGTTCGACTTCACCAGCTGATGTAAGTTGTTTTACTTGAGGTTCTGGTTCTTTAATAGTTTCAGTTTCACGTGCTGCGATTATTTCTTCCCCACCTCCACGTCCACCAGCTGCAGCTGGTGATTGAGATAAATCAGGTACTGGCGCAAGTTCTGACAAAACACCGCGTTTATTTTTTATAATTTTGAAAAATTTGCTTTTTATTTTCATTAGTATTTTCCTACAGGTAATGTTTTTGTTTGTAAAGCTTTATCCATCTTATCTGAAAGCTCTTGGGTGCGTTTATGATATAAATCTACACCTTTATTCATTAAAGCCTGTCTTTGTTTTACTGCTGTTCTTGCTCTACCTGCAGATGTACCAAAAGCTGAACCAATCATGTTACTTTTTGCACCATGAGCTTCAACATCTGCTTCGAAATCATATGGATCATCTTTTAACTCAATAGATGCTTCTTCTTCATCTTTAACGGGTTGTTTAAGTAAATCATCTACTTTAAAATATATCTCACCACCTGCAATACCCGCCGCATCGAAATCTGGATTATCTGGATCAGGTCCTTTTTTAAGTCTATCGATAGCAATACCTACAACTTCTTTATCAATTAAAATATTTTTAATTTTTTCTAAAGTATTTCTACCTATTGAAATAGTTTCTTCGTCCTCTGAAACATAGTTATTATACCCTTCTCTTAGAGCTTGGTCAAACTTCATAATATTATTTATTTAAAAGCAATCTGTTTAGTTTTCATATTGTTAAAATACTCACCTGATAAAAAAGTTAAATTATTTTTAACTGCAAACTTTTTAACCTTTTGAAATGTAAAATTTTCTACTTTAAAGTTATTAATTGTGTTTACTATTCGAATCAATGTACCTCTAGCTCTACCGTCATCTTTATCTAATAAATGTTTAAAGAAATCTAAACTCTTACTAGAGATAACAACTTTAATAGGTAAAAGTCCACGAATCTTAACCAACATCAACGTTATTAATTTCATATATTGGCTTTCATCTATATAATTCAACACTTCGCTTTCGTAAAATTGTGTGTTATTAAAGTAAAGTACGAGTTTATTATCGGTTTTTACTGAATTTAAGTAGTCTACAGCTTCTTTAATGGTATAGTGAAGTATTAATTTTCTACAATCTCTTGATAAATCGTAAAGTGAGTCAAGTAATTGTAAATTATGAAGCTCATCTAATAGATTTTTTTCGTAATTACGGTGAATATCCTGAAAGTCGATAAGAGTAACATTATATTCGGGTAAATCTAAGTTCACGTAGTGATTATAATGAGTTCTCTGTTACTTTCAACTTTTTTTAACCTTACCTATACGTAAATTGATAATACCGTTGTAGAACTTATCTTCATGCAGTAAAACATCATGATCGAACTGTAATTTAGCTTCATAGTATGCTAATTCTGACTTAGAACAACAAAACCTTACTATTTCGAAGTGAAATTTATCTTTGCCGTACTCAATAAGGTCGTGATTAACTTTATCTGAAGAAGATGTATAAGTTTTCCAATCTGTTTCTTTAATAACGTGTCTGCGGCGTGATTTACCTTTAAGAGGAGGAAGTTTTGCTACTTTTCTAGCTTGTTTTTTTCCTATATATTTTTTTCCGGTGATTGTATTGGTAATAATGTAGATAAAACCAAAGAAGTCCTCGGGTATCTCTTCTCTTAATCCATTATAAGTCCAATGCCCTAAATTATCAACTGTCATTTTTTAGTTTTCTTCTTTTTACGCTTCTTTTTCTTATTACGTCTTTGAACCGCACCTAATACTTTGGGCATTCTAGAATCGCCTGGAGCGTAAAAATCACCAGAAAACTGTGATGATGTCCATGTACCTAAAGCCCCACCGGGTCCAGCTACATTACCATCTTCGTCAAGCAATTTTAAAAAAATGTTTTTAAATGTTGACATTAATAGTATTTATAGCATAATTTATTTAAATGTCTGATATCATAGATCAATACTCTCAAGAATTGACCGAACAGCTAGCTATTGATGAACTTAATCTAAAGGATTATGAACTCAAATTACCTGGTCGTAAGCATTTATGGATTGGTCGACTTATGAGACATAAACAACAACTTAACACTCATAGAAGAAATAAGAAAAAACTTATTGAAAAACTTACTAAATCTATTCAAGAGTCTAGTAATGTTCGATTATCGGTACCTGCAGCAGAAAAAGTTGCATGGAATACAGACCCGGTTAAAAAGCTAAATGAAGAAATTGAACACGAAGAAATTATTATTGAATATCTTGAAAAGGTTGAAAAAATATGGCAAGGTGTAAGTTTTGATATAAAGAATATTATCGAGATACAAAAACTCGAAACTATGTAATGAAAAAACCTAAACTAATTTTATTTGATATTGATGGTGTGCTTACAGATGGTAAAGCTTCTATTAATATAGATAGTATGGTAACCCATAAACAATATAACTATAAAGATATTACTGCTTTAAGAAGATTTAAAAAGGAACTTAATATTGATATTGCTTTATTCACCGGTTGTAAAGAAGTAAATGTAAATTATGCAAAGTCTAAAAGAGTAAAACATTATTATGTTAACCCTAACGTTACTAATAAAGTAGAAAAATTAGTACATATTTGTAATCTGGATGGGTTAACACCATCGCAAGTTGGTTATGTTGGTGATGATTACCAAGATTATGAAATTATGAAAGCTGTTGGGTTTAAATACTGTCCTAGTGATGCAATTTACGAAGTTAGAAATATTAAAGGTGTAAATGTGTTACCAATACGTGGTGGTGAAGGTGTAGCTGACTGCGTTTTTTCAACAATCAAATATAATTTAAAGAAAAATGAATATAGTAATTCCAATGGCAGGAAAAAGTTCTTCTTTTTCTAATGAAGGAATAGAAACCCCAAAACCTTATATTGATATAAAAGGTAAAACAATGGTTCAAAGAGCGTATGAATCATTGAACATTGATTCTAGTATGGTGTATTTTATTGCTTTACAAGAACACGTAAAGAACCATAACGTAGCAGATATTATAGGGTCGTTTTGTACTAATGCAAGAATATTTTATTTACCAGAAGTAACATCTGGGCCTGCTGAAACACTTTATAAATTAAAAGGAGCTATTCCAGATGACGAACCAATGTTACAAACTAATGTAGATCAAGTACTGGACTGGGATAGTAGCAGATTTACTAAATTTATTTCTGAAACAGATCCCGATGCATGTGTAGTTACTGTTAATACTTGCGATCCTCATTATAGCTATGCAAAATATGGTCCAGATAGAACAGCTAGAGAAATTTTAGAAAAACAAGTCGTATCAAACGACGGGTTAATTGGTACCCATTATTGGAAAAAAGCAAGTTACTTTTTTGATTCATATGAAAAGGCTAAAGAACAAGGATTAAATTATAATAATGAACTTTATGTATCTTTAACTTTTAACCCTTTAATACAAGAAGGTAAAAAGGTTGTAGATTTTAAATTAAAACAATCAGAAAAACAAAACGTGGTGGGTGATGTACCATCTTTACAACAATATGAAGACAGACTCTGAATTAACAGTATTAGTTTTATCGTCAGACCCATACCAACCAATTCTAAAGGTGTGGGAAAGATATTTTAAAAAACATTGGCCTGATTGTCCGTATAAAGTTAAAGCTGTTTGTAACCACAAACACTTTGAAAGTGATTTAATTAATTGGGTAAAGACTGATCATATTATAAGGCCCGATGCATCACATTTTAAACCGATGCTAGCCCGAGCGCTAGAAAAGAAAAAGATCGATACCAAATATATTTTGTTAATGGTGGAAGATCAAATTTTAGTTAAAGATGTTATTACTGATAACTTTAAACAAGCTATGAGTTATATGGACGAAAATGATATTACAAAAATAAGATGTTTATCAATGCCAAGTCCTGATGAACCGTTAGTAGTTGAAAAGGGTATTATTAATAATGATAATTTTGGATTTATAAGCAAAGATAATGAGTATAGAAACTCTTTGCAAGCTGCTATTTGGAATACAGAACGGTTTTTTGAATTGTTAGTTTCTGTAAGAGAAGATTTTTCTGGTTGGGTGCTTGAAACAGGAGAACATTTTCGTGATTATTCTAAAAAATGGAAGTACATGTCCTGTAAACATGGTAAAGGTGGTACCTTTTTAGACAGATATGAAGGAATGGGTGATTCGCCTCTAATGAACTATGTTGAATTAGTACGTTGGGGTAAATTTGATGCACTTTATATAGACTATTTTAGAGAAATGTTTGCAAAGGATGGGTTTTCAGTTGATACTAATGCATATATTAATTTCGGAGCCGGGTTAAGTAAAGAAGAATTACCACAATAACATTGATACCTATAGTTAATAATATATATTAACTGTAATGGCTCTTTTTAGTTACGACAAGAAAAAGAAAAAAGCTTATCTTAAAATAGATGAGATTAATCTAATAAGAGAACATTTTTCCTACCCTAATGAAGGTGCTGTCTTTGCTAGACGACGAGGTGCATGGTATATGCCTTCACGTACCTATATTATAACACCAGCTGGTCAATATGAAGTTGGTATGACCTTAGATATAATAAAGTTTATACGCAAGGAATTACCTAATGAACCTATTGAATTAGATGATACAATAAAAGACGTTATAAAACCTCAACTTAAAGGAGATAAAGTATCTCTTGCTTTAGAGTTACGTGATTATCAATCAGAAATTGTTGATGAATGTATGAAGTTTGGTAGAGGTGTTGTTGTATTAGCAACAGCTGGTGGTAAAACGTTGACTATGGCAAATTTACTTGAACGAGTTTATAATTCTTGTCAAGATAAAGAGTCGTGGAAAGCATTAGTTATAGTACCTGATTTAGGTCTGGTTAATCAAACATATGGTGACTTTGAAAAATATAAAGTATCATTTACACACGGTAAATGGACAGGTAGTAACCCGGTCAACATTACCGATAACGTGGTTGTAGCAAATATTGGTATATTGCAAAGTAATAAAAGCGATATTGATTGGATTAACTATGTTGACTTTCTTATAATTGATGAGTGTCATAAATTACGAAAAGGTAATAAGGTAAACAAAATAATTAAAAAGATTAACACTAATCATAAGTTCGGTTTTACCGGTACATTACCTGATAATGATGCTGATTTGTGGAACATTTTCGGTAAAATAGGACCAACAATATATCAAAAAGGTAGTTATGAATTACGATTGGAAAAATATGTTAGTAATGCATTAGTTCAAATTGTTAAACTACATTACAAAAATAAACCTCGTTATTCATCTGAACTAAATGACCCGGGTGAAAGATATAGACAAGAGTTTGATTTTTTGTTTACCAATACTTTTAGAAATAATATTATAGAAAAATTATCAACTGGAGTAAAAAAGAATACTCTTATACTCGTTGATTATATACGTCATGGTGAGGAACTATATAACGTATTAAGTAAAAATAAAGATAAACAAGTATATTTTATTCAAGGTGAAGTAGATGTTGAAGAACGTGATAAAGTTAAAAGACTTATTGAAAGCAATAACAATATTATTTGTATTGCTATTAGTAAAATATTCAGTACTGGTATTAGCATTAACAATCTTCATTATATCATTTTTGCATCAGGCGGTAAAGCAAAAATTAAAATACTTCAATCGATCGGAAGAGGTTTAAGACTACATAAAGATAAATCTAAGTTAGTTATATTAGATATAGCAGATCAATTACGTTATGGTCAACAACATTCTGAAAAACGAATAGAGTTATACCATAAAGAAAATATTCAAACAAAAGTTATTGACTTTCAAGAGAAATAGTTGAACTATTCGTTCCCTATTTTACTATAATGGTGCCATGCAGTCAAAGAAACCAAAAAATGGTCAAAAAATTAAACCTAAAAGTAAAGAGCATTATGTAAATTCACGTGAGTTTAAACAAGCTATTGAAGAATACTATAACAGTGGTGATTGTAGTGATGAACTTGGTGATATGATTACTAAAATTGCTCATGGTTTAAGTTACGCTCCTAACTTTATCAATTATTCATATAAAGATGAAATGGTTGGTGATGCTATCGTTAAAATGTTTACAGCATTATTCAATAAAAAGTTTGATCTTAATGCTGTTGATAGTAAAGGTAACAAATATAATCCATTTTCATATTTTACCACGATTGCATTTCATGCATTTATTAACCGTATTAAGAAAGAAAAAAGACACTTTGATGCAGTTAATGAATACAAAGAACGTGTTTATGAAGAACTAATGCACACAGAAGAGGCCGAACAAAAAGTATATGTTCGGCCTGCAAATGAAGAAGAACTGCATTATTAAGCAGATCGATATTCGGGTATAGAAGACGGGGCATAGGTTTTAACTATGTCCCAAACTTTATAAAATTGTATCATACTTTTTCTCTTTTCATTTTCATCACCATAACATACAAATGCTGGATCATCTTGACCGTCATGAGGCCAATCATCAAAATGAATAGTAAATGGTTTACGTACTAAATTATAAGCACTTAAAATTATTTCTTCAGTAAAGAAATCTGATTTAGGTGGTCTTGTTGCTGCTAATTTTTCTAACCCATTTTCATAAAACTCAAATAGTTTATCAAATTCACTAGGTTTCAACCCAATTAAACCACCTACTAGTTGTTCACTAATCATAGGTTCATCTATACCGTAATCTTCTTTTAACAATTCACATAATGTATGAATATGATGAGAATTATACCATATATTGTTATGTTTAAATTCAAACATACCATGTTTAGTAATTAAAGCGTCAATACCTTTACCTATTTCAGGTGTGTAAATGTTGTTTTTATTCCAAGGCCAGTAATGACGTTTATCAAAGAAGTTATTAATTTCAACACCACCTTTACTAAAGGGTGTAAGAGCCCAATGAGTAATACCAGAATCAATCCAACAAAAATTATCAGTATTAAAAGGATTAAGATCAGCTACACTTTTTGTAAAGTATAATTTTCTATGACATAAAATTTCACATCTTGCATGAAAGAAACCGGGTTCTTCAGGATTAGTTTTTTTCCTTAACTCGGTTTGTTCGATTTGGTAATCAATGCAAGACTCTCTATGTTCTCTAATTATGTCTTTATACTTAAAATCTCCTAGTTCACTTTTAAGAATTTTCCATCTTTTTTCACCTGTTACGGAAGTTAAGTATTCTAGATACCTTTTAACTTTAGGATAACCTCTATCATCACAATACACAACAATTGGTAATCCAAAGTTATAGATATTTTGTAATGATGAAAAGTAATATTGTTCTTGCCAACATCTTCCCCCTAAAGGTCCTTCTCTGTCGCTATAATAAACTGATGTAACTAGTGTGGTACTCATTGATTTTACCTTGTTATATTATATTATTTAGAAAGTGAAAGATCTCTACTTCAAACAATCTAAGATTTGTTGTATATCCGATATTCATATTGGTGTTCATCAGAATAATAGTAGTTGGCATAAAGTTTTGTTAGATTGGTCGGATTGGTTATGTAAAGAGTTAA